TCATTGATTTCAATGATACGACCAACGTGGTCAGCATAGGTTAGAGTAGTTTCAGCAGTGATATTTACTACAGCAGTTGAACCAACTGCGGTAAATCCGCGCTCAGATCTCACTGGACCTGAAAAAGTAGTTTGACCCATTGTCATCTCCTGTCTTGGGTTGCGTCAACCGCCCAATGCGGTTGTCAGGGACAATTAAATCTTACAACAAAAAAGGGCGACTTAATAGCCGCCCTTTTTATTAAGGATGTTAATCCTTATGCCGCGCCGGCTGTGCCGAATACGGACCGCCAGTCTGAGACGCCGAAGCTGTAACGCTCACGGGCCTTAAACCGCATATTTCCGGTGTCAAAGTCACCTTCCATAGCAGTCTTGATTGGCGAACGGTTGAAGTATTTGAAACCGTTAGGTGCATCAGTCATGACAAAGAACGCATCCGTGTCTGTCAAGAAATGGTTGACTACTGCCCCTTCGGGAAGCATACCCATGTTCTTCATAGCGTTTGCGTCGTTGTCTGCTGTGCCCGGACGAAGGTTAGAGTTCAGGACGCGCTCTGCAACAAACTGAAGTTCCTTCGGAATAATCAGCTTAGTGCCACGAACTGCAATCTTGAGCCCACGCTCGTCAGTCAGGCCAGCAATGTCGATCAGCATTTGCTCAAGAGAAGTCTCGTTGAGGTCAGCCGCTGTAGACAACTGGTTGCGTTGGTTTCCAGACAAAGAAGGGTGCGCTGATGAACACAGTGCCGCACCATCTCCCACAGGGAAGTTAGTGTCGAACGCGTTGTTCAAAATAGACGCCGCCTTGATTTGCTTAGTCTGTGCCATTGAACGAGCAAGTGCCTTCGTGTAGCGAGAGGCCAGACGATCATACAGATTGTCTTCGATAGCTTCCTCAGTAATTGAGAACGCCAGAGCGATTGTCTCGTGTGTATAACGGGCAGTGTATGTCTCTTGTGCATCGTCAAATGTGATGGCAGAGCCTTCACCCTTGACTGGTGCAGTTGAGAAGCCGCCCAGCATTACTTCTTCTTCAAACGCACGATCCGAAGATTCTTCTGTGAAGATCTCGGCGTGTTCGTTCTCGTAACGCGAATATTCCATCCCGAACAGGGCATTAAGGCCCGGTTCAAGCTCTTTCGCTAATTGTGCGCGAGAGATTGCCATAACCTATCTCCTTAAATGCCAGTAGACGCCGCTGTAGTCTGAGAATCAGAACTAGAGCAAGGCGCATTGTGGTGGAAGTTAAACCGGACTACATAGTTAACGCCGGCCGCATCATAGTCCAAGTTCGCTACGTCGCCGGTAAGGCCAACAACACGAAGTGGCAATGTTGCAGTTGTTGCAACCCCTGAGATATCTAACTCAGCGGAAGAACGACCAGTGCTTGTAGAACCAGATGTAGCAGTCGCCATTGGGGCATTAGCAAAGATGTTACTCAGTGCTGTTGACTTGTTGGTTGAGCTACCATCTGCGGCTACCATGAACAACTGATTTGGGTTGTCCGCAACGAAGGCTTTGACAGGAAAATTCGTGTCAACGCTTACGTTATTGGAACCCGGCCAGTAGTTCTTAAAGACAGTCTTCTTAGAAGAACTATCTACATATTCCACGCCCATCAGAACGCCCAGTAGAGGTACTGTTCCGCCATTAGCATTACCAACAATGTCTACTACACCAGCGGCCAGAGGAATTACTGGGGAATACTGGTAAATAGCGTTGGTGTTGTTATTGGCGATTTCATACTGAGTCACCCCAGTAGTGTTAGCACCTGCACCGTTCAAACCGATAGGACGTAGACCAAACGCAGTATCTTGGTTTGCCATAAGGCCATCTCCTATTCAGTGGGACCCTTACTTATTGCGAGGGCCACCAAAAGTTACACGTTGTTGCCGATCAGGATTACTGATCCGCATCGTAGAGTGTTGATTCTCTCGCATCATGTCGTGATCCACAGCTTCCATCTGATCTGAGTTACGCTGACGGAAATACGCCGTGCGCTCCTCAATCGTTTCTACTGGGATCCTTGCGAGGATCAACCCGCCAACACCAAACACGCCTTCATATTTACCTGTATCTATAACCGGTGCTTCAAAGTCCGGGTATTCGTCCGCACGGACCAACTCCCATCCTTCTCTTAGCTTTGCACTGATATTCTTGCGGTCATCAAAACCACGAGTCTCAGCGCGAATCCACCGATGCTTAAACCCATCTGGGGCAGGCGGCGCGTCCAACATGGACGGTGGAGCCCACGGCTTACGCTGTGCCGTCTTAGCTCTCGTTTCACTAGCGCGGGAAGCCCGACTTACAGTTTTCGTTTCTTCAGTCATGCTTAGTTCCTCACGTATTTCGCGTATTCTTCAAGTGGCACCCCTAGTTTTTTAGCCATAGTGACTTGGGTCTTGGAGAGACGGACCTTTCCTGTACTGCGCCCAGTTGCTTTTCCGCGGGATACAGAAGCCACCGTCTGGGCGGGACGGCGAGATTCACCCGAACTCTTCAACTTATGGGGAAATTCATCCGCCATACGTCTGTCTAGTTCATTGTAATAATCATCTGACTGCGGGTCAAATCCTTCTGTTTCCACAAGTTTTTTGTGAATACCAAAAACCGCATAGGTCATGGCTTCGTCTTGGCCGAACCATTCGTTACGTTCTGCCCAGTCCTCTGCTTTAGGGTCTGGACGACGAGGCTGTTGAGCAGGCATCGGTTGTTGAACCTGTGCTTGCTGTTGCGCTTCATACTGTTGCGCGTACCGCTCTTGCTGAACCTTAGCCTGTTTAGCCCGGTCATTCTCAATCGCCAGAGAAGTGATCTTACGTTGCGCTTCTACCACACCCGCCGTATCACCCATCTCAATCGCACGAGCAAGATCCTGCTCTGCCGCGGTAGTTTGAGTTTCTATACGTCCCGCATATTCATTGACATAGTTGTCGCTCAGACTGTTCATGCGCTTCTTGAGATCTTCTGCCTCCGTTTGCACTTGTTGTGCATAACGAATTGCCTCTTCCCGCTCACGTTCCGCGGTACGCATTTTCTTGGTTAAACGATCAATGCGCTTCTGCGTTGCATTACTCGCTTTATCAAAATTATCGTCTTCGTCGGATGCGGAGACCTCGATAGGACTCTCTTCAGGCTGTTCAACCTCAAGTTCGACCTCCGTTTCCTCTGCATCTCCGACGTCCAATTCAATTTGATTGTCGTCTTTTTCTTCAGCCATGATTAATCCTTAGAAATGTAAAACATCTTCTGGATCGAGAATCCGAGCCAGAATTTCATCGTCGTTAAGAATCCGTACCTCGCCTCCGTCAATGTTGAAACGAGAGCCAGAATAGCGGGCAAACATCACCCAATCCTTTTCCGCGCACCACGCTCCGTCTGGAAACTTGTCGGTGTCTTTATATGCTAGTGGCCCTACTTTGAGGACGTAGCCGACTTGAGTAGAAACCTGCTGTTGCTCAATGGTCTTGTCAGCAAGAAGGATTCCGCCTTCTGTCTTGCCTTTACCACGATATGGCAGGATAAGTATTCGCCAACCAGTTGGGGTTGGGAGTCTTTCTAAGAGAGTTGCCCCGATGGCCTCGGGATCAAGAAACGTCCTGCGTTCCTCTGTATATGCTTCTTCAAGCGTCGCGACTTCTTCAGTCATCTGATTGCTCCTGTTTATCTAGCAGGCCCTTGAGTTCCTGTTCGACGTGATCGAGGGCAGTCATCATGCCCATCATTTCACGATAATGTTCCATTGTTTTCACGCCGTTATATTGCAGGCAATCTACAATGGCCGTCCGCTGATCCCGAATGATCCGAAATACAGCTTCGGACAAGTATATATCACTCATTATCTTATATCACCGCATTTTATCTTAGATAGTCCCATATATAGCATAGGAGCGGTGATAAGTAACTAAGCCAATGCGCGTATTCTCTGAACTAAACGCTCCGCACGGTTGGTAACCTGCTGATACCATTTGGAATCAACCATCTCATCTGCGGCTTTGTTCCAGTCACGAGCATCAACTCCGGCCTTCATCCCCTTAAATTTACTTAAACGAGGACGTCCCATGTTGAACATCATATTGGCGATTACACGCTGTGCCTCTTCTGGAAGCTGGCTAAAGTCACGATACAATCGCTCACATTCATCCAGTGTAATGTCGATATCCTGTTCAAAAAGTTCTGCAACTCTTTGTTTTGAAACAGGTTCTCCAACGTTGCAGTCAAATTCGTCATCGCCTTCAACGATCAAGTGACCAATGCCGCACGTCGGTAGCCCCAGATGGTCCAGATATATCTCGTACTTACAGCCTTCATCGGCCTCAAGTTCTAAACGT